ACCTAATGAATATTTTGTATATATTAAAGTGATTTCAGACAGAAATACAGATACTTATAAAAGAGAACTACAGTTCCAAATTGTTAATAAAAAATAGTTATGAAAAATTTAGACAGATTAATTAAACAAGTTTTAAGAGAAGATAAAGAGTCCTCAAGATATATGTTCTTTTCTAATTTAGAACAAATGAAAAGACAATGTGAAATATTATTAGATATGGACCACAATATGGTTGAGGATATTTTAGATCATGGTCACGATTGGGCTCAAGACCATATATCAGAAGCCAAAAACAATATGGACCAAGTTTTTGATTTTTTAATGAATGAGACGGAAAGAGATGGTATGGAAATGTCTATGAATGTTGATGATAATATGATGATGTCTGAAGGAAGAAAAAAAACAGGAACACCTCTTTGTGCAAGAGGTAAGGCATCAGCAAAGGCAAAATATGACGTGTACCCAAGTGCTTATAGTAATGGCCATGCTGTCCAAGTATGTAAAGGTAAAATAAAAGGTCTTGATGGTAAAAGACATTGTTCAGGAGCTTATTGTTAAAGACTACTTAAAACATTTTTAATCACAAATTCTAAGGACTCATTTTGGGTCCTTTTCTTTTTTGGTTTGTATGAAGTCATAACAGGTTTTTGTCCTTTACCTGTTTGAGTATCCTTTTTTTCTGCTTTTCTTTTTTGTGCACACGCAGCCTTTTTAGCAGAATCAGACATTTTACCAGCAACTCCAGCAGCTCTACATTTAGGGTATGATTTACTATCAGCATCTGGTCGTCCACAAGGGGGATGTTTACCGTCAACTTTACTACATATATTAACCCAAGGACCTTTTGGTTGAGAGGACCCTTTAGGTTTTTTCTTTGTACCAAACCACACCGCCAAATCTTCAGTTAAAATATTATCTAATTCAACCCACTCTTTAATTGGTACTATTTTGGTTTTTTTACCCGGGTATCGATTGATTGGGTTACCGTCACCATCACTTAAAGTTGCGTTAGGGTGATTTTTAATATAATTATATATTTTATCGGCAACTCTTTCTTCTTTACCTATTTGTTTTTTATTTCTTTCCATTTTACCATCGTAAGAATCATACGCTAAATCAGGACTTTTGTATTTAGATACGTCAACATTGAACGGTGCTAATACATTAGGTTTGAAATACCTTTCACCCGGTAAAAGTGGTGCAACATAACTACCCCTACTACCACTTGTGGATGTTGCCTCCTTTAAAATATTTTTAATAGTCCTTTCAATCATATCTATAAATATCCAACTAAACAAAAAAAGGGACAATAAATTGTCCCTTTAGTGTTATTCTTTAAGCTTTTGATTATCTCAATTCTCTTAAATCGAATGTTCTAACACCATCTACGGTAATTCTTCCGTAAAAACGGTTGTTCACCATTTTTTTCGCGTATCTTGTCATTATTCCTTTAATCGGAGTAAAGTTGAACGGATTGTACATTGTAGGTGTTAATTGTAGAGGTACGTACGGTGCGTAAACATAACCTGTATCAAGTAATGACGTTCCTTTGTGTCCTAACAATACTGTGTTTGCTGGGAAGTAAGGGTCACGGTATACTTGGTAACGTCCTGCTAATGTACCAACTCTTTCAATACCCATGTTGTATTGGTCTTGTTCAGGAGCTGCGTTAGATACGTGGAAGTATTCTAAATCATCAAAGATTGCAGATATTTCAGAAGATACAACGATCCAGTTAGCACCACCTCTCAAAGTAGATTTGTGGATTTGTGCTGAAATTTGGTTAATCGCAGTCAACAAAGTTTGGTTCCAATCTTTTTGAGTGTATTGTGTTAATGGGTTAGCTGAAGTACCTCTTTTCCATCCGTTGTAATCCCAACGTAAGTTCCAAGCCGCACCTTTACGTAAGTCACGTAAAATTTCACGGTCAATTTCTGCTGCTACTTGCTCAGATAATAAAGCTGTTAATTCAGCTTCAGCATCGATGTTATGGAATGCAGAAACGTCTTGTGCTAATTCAGGAGACCATTGTGCTCTTAGTTTTCTTTCAGTTACAGAAACCGTTACCGAATCTAAATCAAAAGAAACCTCACCGATTTGGTCTTCAAATTCCATTTCTTTGTAAACTCTGTATTTAGCGGTAAATTGTGTGTTAACAGCCGTAGTACCTGTCACTAATGCCGGAATAGTATATCCAGAATATCCGTCCATAGAGTTAGATGTTACTGAACAAGGAACTTGAGTATCAACTTCTATGTAGATAAGACCATCTTGAGAACAGATATCATCGTATGATCCACCATTACCTGTTCCAGGGAATGTTGTTGGTTGTTGTGTTCCGTATTGTATAATACCTTTACCATATTTTTGAGTAACAATTCTAAATAATAGGTTACCAGAACCTAAACCTGAGAATGCTCCACCTGCTGTAGTAACAGCATTAATTTTTAAGTCAGAAAGGAATGCTTCGTTATCCATCACTTGACCATCAGGACCGATTAATTTTCCAGCCCCACCGTTTGTAAATCCAGATAAAACAACTAATACTTTTCTGTATTCAAGTCCTGTTCCGTATCCTGAAATCGATAAATTACCACCATTCCAAGCTACTGTTGTAGCACTTGCAGTTATTGCAGAGAAAGTACCTTTAGAGTAATCAAATAAACCTGGAGGGTCTAATGATGGCTCATTACCTTCGTAAAATCTGTCATAAAGATTTTTATCAGTTGCTGAATACCCATCACCGTAAGCTCCACCATTCACAGCACCAATAGGTCCGTAATGTGTACCACCTTCAGTTGGATCTTGTCCGTTTTGGTAATTTTGAATTTTAGGTACAAAGTAGAACAATTTACCAATTGGTAAGTTCATTGCTTGTACAGAAACTAAGTCGTTAGCCAATAATTTAGAGAATACTCGTCTTACGATAGGAAATACTACCGTTTCGAATGAACCTGAACTATCTGTTGACGCCGCTTCGTTAATCAAATGTGACGCTTGATTTTCATACAATTGCGCCATATTTTCTTTAATGTGACCTTTAAGGCCATCTAGGAACCCTAATTTGTCCCATTTGTTAATTGTGTCTTCTTTGATAACTTTAAGGTGTTTTAACCCTATGTTACCAACTAGACCTGATTCTAATAATGCTCCCATTTTTATTTTTTTTTAAATTGAGTTTATTTTATTTTATTTATTACATTTTTGACATCAAATCTCTCATTCTCATGAATTGAGGATTTTCGTACGTTTTACTTTCGATTAAATTTGAAGCGGAACCGTTAGATGGTGCTTTAGATACTTGTCTCTGAATAGATTCAGTTACAATTTCATTAGACCCCTTACTTCCGTCCAATTCATTTTTAATTGTTTTGTAAAGTGATTTAGATTCTTTAATAGATTCTGCGTTATCGAATCTTCTAAGAATATTTATTTTTTCTTGTTTTGTTGTTGAGTGTTCTGTGAACAATCTTGTTGAGTACGCCAAGTTTGAATTAAATACTGCCACTTCATTTAATTTGTTTCTAAAGAAATCTAAAGCTTTTTTGTATTCTTCATTTTTCTCTCTTAACAAATTCATTTCTTTGGAGACTCCTTCGTTAGTTGGTCTAACTTTCATTTTAGGTAATCCTCTTCCTGGATAATTTCTACTTCCGTTTCCTAATGTTCTTGAAGCTTCTGTAGTTTCACCTGGCATTTCGTCATATGTAGACATATCGTCTTCCATATAATCACCTTCCTGCGTTTCATCATCAAACCCTTCGTAGAATTCTTCATCATCCTCATACATTGCTGTTTCAGTATACATTTCATCTTCGTATTCGTCTTCGTACATTTCAGATTCAGTAACTCCGTGTTTGATTTTACCAAAAGAAAATTTAGGACCTCTACCTGTTTTTTCAGATTTAGAACCACCTTTCATGTTGTCTTTAAATCCTTTGTTGTTAACAGATGATTTTTTAAATGCTGACTTCATGCTTCCAAAACCAATTCCTACCGGCTTCATTGATTCTTGAACTTCAAGTTCGTAAACAACTTCATCCTCGTCTTCGTCTTCATACATTTCATACATTTCGTCATCCTCTTCATACATTTCGTCATCCTCTTCATACATTTCGTCATCCTCTTCGTACATTTCGTCATCCTCTTCGTACATTTCAGAATTCTTTTCATCCTCTTCAAAGACTAATTCATAGATAACACTCTCGTTTGCTGTGTCCATTGGCATCGCTTCTATATTATTTGATTCTCCACCTAAACTAATCATGTAGTCGTTGTTTGTGTTGGTATCGGTTAAATGAATATTATCACCATCTTTTTTAATAATGATTCCATCTTCATCACCCATAGCCTTCCAAACCTTTAATACTTCTTCAGGAGATGATCCTGTCATGTCTAATGGTGGCATTTCGTCTTCGTTATCTGCAGGTCCTTCAGTTCCCATAGCGGAGAAATCAATTTCTTCTCCATCTACATCAACCTCAGCATCTACTTCTGTTTCCTCTGTACCGTCTTCTGTGTCTTCAACGTCAATGTCACCCTCAGGTGCCATTTCGTCTCCTTGTTCTGGTTGTTCGTACAAAGATTTTTTTCTTGGGCCGTTTAAGGACTCCCTTACTAATTCACTGATTTCTTGCTTCATGGTTGAAGCAAGTATTCCTTTTGCGTTTTCACTGATAGCTTCTTCAATCGACTTCATTTGTAATAAAGCCTCTTCTACTATCGAATTGTTTTTGTTTAAACTCATTTGTAAATTGCAATGCGTTATCGTTTATTTACAGATAAATATACCGACATAGTAAAAAATTTACTATTTTACTCGATATAAACAAAAAAAAATATTATGCACAAAAAAAGGGACACGTAATTTGTATCCCTTTTTTAATAATTTTTGATGATATTACTCAATAACTTCATCAATTTTACTTTCACTGATAGATGTAATTCGCCATGCCATAGAGTAGTTTTCGTAAACCTTTGTTACTTTTGCTTCAATGTCGGTTGGTGAATAACCTTTAACCAATTTTTCTTCTCTTTGTTTTTTAACCTTTCCGGTTTCAGTATCAACCATGTCTGTGGTGATCTTTGTTACAAAATACTTTTCGTCCATTTTTAATTGTTTTTTTATTTACCTAAATAATCGGATAATCTTCTCATTAAGTCAACAGATTTATCCATACCTGAACCTAAAACTTCAATATTATTATTTTCTTCTAATTTTTCTTCATACGTTGGTCTATCTTCTTTATTCAAATAAAGATAAGCTCCAGGTGTTGATGGTGATGACACTAAGTCAAAACAAATTAATTCAAAATCCCCCTGTACTTCATTTTGTTCTCCTTGTTTAACCAAAGAACCAACACCACGAGAAGAAACCCCCATTGTGACACCTTGTCTCATAAGGTTTGCTGCAACATCACCCTTAGACGTTACAATCCCTCTTTCGTGGAAACCTGGACTTGTTAGTAATTTGACTTTACCCATTAGAACATTACCTTCCCACCACATGTCCGTGATAAGGTGTGCTACTCGATCTAAATCAATCAAGGAAGATTCAGGGTGATTTAATTCTGATATAGACATACCACGTTTAATAACTTCTTGGTATTTTTCAGCTTCTCTTTTTAATATTTTTTCAGGGTAAACTCTACCATTTCTATTTGGAACTCCATACTTCTGTAAGGTTGCATAAAATACAAACGGTTTAGAGTGTTCTAATTGTCCATAAGATTCTTTAATAACATCTGAATTTCTTACTTCATTTGGGTTGATGATTCCAGCATCCCACTCAACTAATATTCCTTTACCAGTATCATTTGGTCCTAATATTCTCATAGTATATTTTTATGATAAATATTAGTCATTTATGAATTCTTTTGTTTTTGTCTTACTTAATATAAAATACTTACTATTTTTTAAGTCATCTTTATATATTGAACCAAGAATTCTTTTAATTTTGTCCCTTAAAATTAATGATTTAAAATCCATTGTTTGGTTATGTACAAATAAAGTAATTTCAAGATTTAAAAAACTTTTTTTATTTTTTTGTATCCCACTTGTACGTAAGTCCAAATCGACAATTTGTTTTCTTTCAAAAGTTTGGTTATCAACAACCTCTAATAATGTATGTTGTATTTGTCTTTTTATTTCCCCAATTAGTTTTGTCCAATTTTGGTCTTCTTGTATCGGCTCAATCCACGTTTGTAATATTATGTAAACTGATTTAAAATTTTTTGAGTCAACTGTTCCGTAGTAACATTTTGCATCATCAAATACATTTAGTTTTGATGTTTTTCCTTTTTTCATTCTTCATACCTTATCTGTTTATTGTTTTTATAATGGTAAGTGAAAAAATAAGATTTGTCAAAATTCAAAAAAGTTTGTATATTTATATATAAAAACAAGAAAAATTTATGATTATAGTTAAGGTAAAAAATGCGGGGTCAATTGAACAAGCGCTTAAGCAATATAAGTTTAAGATTAATAAAACAAAACAATTACAAAAATTAAGAGAACGTCAAGAATTTACCAAAAAATCAGTTAAAAAAAGAGGACAGAATAAAAAATCAATTTACCAACAAAAAAAGAAGTCTCAATTAGAATCTTGATTATCTTCAGTTTTATCTTCAACGTTATCTAATTTTTTTTCCTTTTGTATTTGATGTAGGATATATCCTGAAATTCCAAACTCAATAGATGCCCACATAACAATATCAGTCATAGATAAGTCTGGGTATTTCTTTAAAAGAAAAAAAACCATTCCCCATTGTGCCACTATAAAGGCTATTCCTGATTCAAGCCTTTTTTTAGAAAAAAATGATGGTTTGTGTGAGTATATTCTTATAATTTCAGTAATACCCTTTTTTAT